CTGCTCGCGGCGGTTTGTTCGATAGCCTGGGAAGCGTGAGCGATAGGTTGCGTCAACCCATGCAGTGGCGCGGCGGCAGGCAGCCTCGCCGTCATCATCCGAAGTTGTGTCAGGGAACGTCAAGCCGTGCGCCGCCGCATAGTCGATCGCCTGGTCGACGGTGATATAACTCTCTGCGGTCTCAAGCCCCGTGCCGTCTTCAACGATCATTTGCTCTTGACCTTCAGCTTGACGGTCTGGTCATAGGTGCGTCCGCCGCCTGTGGTGACACGGTTCAGAAGGTGAACTTCACCGATCGTCCCACCCGAAAGCCACACAGTTGTTGCCGTGTCGGTGTGGGAGTCGCTGTCTATGTCGACTTCTCCATCAACCACGGACCAGTCCGAGGTGAGAAGAGTGTCTTCCAGGAGCAGCGGGGACCAATCTATACCATAGTCCTTGACTTCATCCGGATCTTTTACGGCTGGGAAGGTCTTTGACATTGGAGCCCTCAGGAAGCCGTTGCGTCGCGGTCTTCAGCATTGACCACGATCATGCGTGTTTCTGCCGTGGTCGAGATCAGGCGGATTTCACCGAGAACCGCAACCAGCCGATTTTCAGCGTCTACAATGATGATCCGATCAGTCGGTGTAACGACTTCGAAGTCGTGGATTGACGAGACATCGAGGAGCTTGGCTGCAAGCACATCGCTGGCGGAAACCAGGAGGGCTGTCCCGGAAGTCTCATCCAGAAGAACGGCAATCTCGTCCGATGTTGATATGATCGCCCTGATTTCGGCAATCTCATCCACCAGGACCGACAGTTGATCGAAACTGGTAAGCGAAACATTCAATGCGGTTGCGGCATCGAGCAGAACGGCAATGGCATCGGCTCTGGCCAGCCTAACGGATACCGCTGAAGCATCATCTGCTTTCGGGGCGAGCGTGTCGGAGCCATTGATAAGCGCTGCGACCGAGGACGCATCCGCTAGCAGCGCCGCAATGGTGTCTGTACGGCTCAGGGAAGCCCGTAGAGTGATATTCTCCGTCAGTTTGGGCGCAAGGCTATCCGAAACGGACACATCGACAGGCGCCGCGTTCTGGAAGAGAAGGAGAAGCGACACGGATCAGGTGCCGATCGTTACCGTGATGGTTGCGGTGAAGAGCCAGCTCTGCGCGGAAGTCTTGGTGCCAAGGCTTTCCACCTTCCTTGACATCATCGTCCCAGCCGAAGAGGCGTTGAACAGGCCCCATTCGTTCCAGGCGAAATTGGCATCACCCGTGCCAAACAGCGATTGGAACGTCAGCGCATTCGCCGAGCGCTGAGGATAGGTCGCTTCCATACCTTTGCGTAGTTTGTTCGAGGAAGCCTGGAGATCGGTCTGGGCCGCAGCATACGCCGTGCTCGAATCCCCCGCGCCAAGATAGGCGTTGGCCGCATCGAAGAAGGTCGGAGGACCGTCGTTGATGATCGCCGTGGCAATGAAGTCCCGGCCTGCATTGGTCAGCGGCATGATCGTTTCCCTTTACGAAAGGATGTCTGTGCCTTCGAGCGTCTCGACGGGCATTTTGTCGGGCGAGTAATCGCCATCGAATTTTTGGAGTTGCCAGTTGATGCCGACGGAAACTTTCAGGCCTTCGGACATCTGCTCTTGCGCCAATCGGCGCAGTTCCGCAGCTTTCAATGGATCTGTGCTCTCGATCATGGCGGCAATCTGTTCAAGCCTGCTCATTGCGCCTATCCAATTCTGCCTCAATGATAGCCAGCGCTTCCTTGGAGTTGATGGCTGGCGTATCGCTTAACTGCTTGCCGAGAGCGCGAAGCTCTGGCCATTTCAGCGTGCGAAAATCTTCCGGGATCTCGACCGATCCAGCATCGATGCGCATGACTGGGGCGCAAGGCGGCTCGCCCTTGCCAATCTGGATGGCTTCGCCCGTGCCGGCTAATGGTTCAGACCTTAGAACCCCAGTAACGCCGACGATTTCAACCGGTATGCCAAGACGCCTGTATGCCTCAACGATCTTGGGCCAGTCACCGACGACGATGACCTTCTCGACGCCCTCAACGGTTTTGTGGAACAGTCTGGCGTTGCCGAACAGACGCCCCTTCTGCCATTCGGTTCGGCCGGAGGCGTAGACGATTTCCATCAGGCCAAGCGATCCATGGCGTCGGTTGCTTCCTGCTCGGAGTGGAATGGCCCCGAGTGAATGACCTTCCCATCCTTGATGAAGAACCGCCCGCCAGGCCCCTTGCCGACCGCAAGTTCGGCTTTCTGGACAGGCTTTGGCTCGGGAGTTGGGCCATAGAGCGCATCGACAATGCGATACCCAGCCGCTACCAGTTCGGCCTTGCGTTCCGGCGAAACGGGATGGGTCTCGTAGATGATTTCGCGTTCCATGATCGCTCCGGGAAAGGAAAGGGCGGCCCGAAGACCGCCCCTTCTGTTGATTAGCGGCTCTTGAGAACCACGCCGGCCAGCGCCTTGTCGTCGGTCGCGGCCTTGTCCCAGTTGGTGCCGGTGCCGAGCGCAGTAGCGTTCGGGTTGGCACCACCGTTGGCCACGTCGTACTTGAAGCCCTTCAGGCCGACATTGTAGGCGAACTCGCCCTGCAGTCGGGTCATCAGGACTTCCAGGCCGGTGACATCCTGGACAACGATGTCCGAGGTTTCCGTCACTTCGGCCAGCGCACCGTTGGCGGTGAGACCGAGCGTGTAGTAGTCGGTAACAGCCGGCGAACCGGAGGTGACAGCTAGGCTGGCCGAGTCGGTCACGATGACCGGACGGTTCAGCGTAACCGGCGTGCCGGTCTGGATGTTGAAGTTCGAGATGCCGGTGATCTTCGCCGAAACCTGTTCCTTCACCAGATCGTAGTACGGCTTGGAATGCATGACCCAAGCCACGATACGATCCGCGCGGTCGCCCATCTTGGCCAGAGCCGAGATCATGCCGGCGGTGGTTGCGGTGCCGTTCGAAGGAACGGTGTACATCAGGGCGCCAGACGAGACGTTGACCAGGGCCGCACGCGCCGCGAGCAGAACCGAGTTCAGCATATCGAGCTGCTGGGCAACCGCGATCTGGCCGCCGAGGATGCCGGAGAATTCCGTCTCCGAGAAGCGGGCGAAGATCTTGCGGAAGCTGTCACGCGACTGATCGACCGGGCCGATCTTGCGGTTCAGCTTGACGCGAATGAACTCGTCCTGCAGCATCGACAGCTTGGTCGCGGCCGAGGTCGAGGTATTGTCGCGGCGGCTGACCAGCGAAGTGATGTCCTTGAAGAAGGACTCGTATTCGTAGTCGCCGGGCTTCTCGACGGTGCGCATGATGATGGCGTTGTTGACGGCGGCGTTGAACGCATCCGCCTGCTGCTGCAGCGTTTCGGCCGCACGCGACTTGAGATATTCCTGGTAAACCTTGAAGTTTGAAGCGAGATAGTCGGCCATGGGAGGGTTCCTTTAAGAGCCGGGTTGAACGATCCCGATCAGTCCGGAAGGGCCTTGTAGACTTCGAAGCCGTGCTTATCGACGAAAGCGGCTCGATCCTTCTCGGTCTTGAAATCGGATTTCCTGTTGACGCCGGCTCCCCCGGCTCCGTTGCCCGGCTGCTTCCCGCTGCCGGATTGTCCGGAACCTTCAAAGGCCCGGCCAAACACTTCCGACCCGCGCATTTCCGCGACGAGATCGGCAATCGTTAGAGGTTCGCCCTTGCCGTTGACGCGCGGATCACCCTTATCGTCGACGACCTGGACATTAAAATCAGCATCCACCTTCACATGCCGCTGGACGTGCGGCAGAAGGAGTTCAGGGACGCCCTTGGCGGCGGCTATTGCCGCAACTGCCTTGGCGTCCACAAGTTCGGCGTTGAGGCGCTTGCGCATGGCCGAGATCGTCTCGTCCTTGCTTCGCAGCGCTGCCTCATGCTTCTCATTCATCTGGGCCTTGAGCTTGTCCCACTCGCCGGCCTTCGTGGCCTTATCCTCGTCGGCCCTAGCCTGCGCTTCGAGGAGTTCCTTGATCTCGTCGGGCGACTTGCCGAGGCCCTGCCAGGCTTTCACCTGTTTTTCGTAGGCGGCGCGATCAGCGCGCTCCTTCTGAAGAGCGGTCTTCAGCCCGCCAGTATCTTCCAGACCATCCACCCCGAGGTGGAATTTGCCGTCTTTCTCCGTGTACTCGCCACGCAATGCCTCGGGTACGTCGTCGAGCTTATCGACGATCAGCTTCAGTGCCATTTAAGCGTCTCGCTTGATTGTGGGCATCACGCCCGTTGACGGCAGCAGGATCACCCCGCCAGCCAATTCTCCGGTCCACCGAGCAATTCGCGGGTCCATCCCGACATGCTGGCTACCTTGCCCTTCAGAAAGGGCTGCATTGTCTTCCATGCTTCGTTGAATGATCTGACATGCGCCCAAGGGGCATCGTCGAAAAAGTGCGCTGTCGGCGTCATCGGAACGCCGGCCAGGATTACCTTATCCGCCTTCTCCAAGGCGATCTTGACGGCAAAGAGCCCGGACGATCCCGAAGCTGTCATTCCCGGCCAGCGATAGTCAGCAACGCGGTCTATTCCGGCATGGCCATCTTCTGCGGCCACATGCTCGAAAGCCTCTGAGAAGCCCTGTGCGGCCCGCTCTGAGCGCCATTTGGCCATCTTCTCCGGGTGGAGCGTGACCCAGGCATCGAGCGGGCCGCTCCAGCGTGTTCCTATGTCGTTACAGGCGACGAACAGTCCAGGGTTGAACTTCTCTATTGCCTCAAAAGCATCATCCCAGACACAAGAGGCGCCGCCGAGGACGAGAGCGATCATTTCCAGCGGATGAAGCCTATCGGGTCCAGCCTTCTGCGCGCCATGACCTTATTGCCGTCCGCGTCAAGAATGCCGATGTCGATCAGTTCTTCGGGCTCGTATACGGTGCGCGAGAGATAGTTCTCAGCATCCGTGTTGTCGTCAATATCGGCGCTGCGCCTGACAACGTAATCACGCATTGGCCCATTCCATCGTTGGGGCGCCGAACTGCTCTCGCGTCCATCCGGACATCGATCGGAGCCTGTCACCAATCGCCGGCTTTGCCTCGGCCCAGCCCAATCGATAATGTCGAGCCGCTTCCCACATCTTCGGGTTGAAGAAATGCGCCTCAGAATTCAGCATTGGAATGCCGCAGAGAACGCCCTTGTCGAAGCGCAGGTCTTCCAGTGCGTACTTGGCCGCGAACTCCCCGGAAGAGCCAGAATGCCGCTGACCGCGAAACATGTAAGGCACCCGCTCCCACTGGAACGGCTTGTCCTGCTTCTGGTCGTGGGTTGCGATCCTGGCCGGCATCGAAAGGCCATTTGCAATGCGATCAGTAACCCATTTCGGCAGCTTCTCGGCGTGCAGCGAAACCCATCCCGCCAGATTACCCTTCCATTGCACCCCGACATCGTTGCAGGCGACGACGCCGTCGAATTCCATGATATCCAGAGCTGCTTCAATATCGGCCCAGACGCATTTGGCGCCGCCGAGAATGAGCGTTACCGCCAATGTTCCTTCACCCAAGGCAAATGGCCGAGCTGATGAGGCTTCTCTTGGCCGTGGAAATAAGCGATCCTGGCGTCACCCAACCCGTTTTTCTTCACATGGCCTTTATAGGACACAACCTGACCGGGAAAGATGTCGTCGATCATGCGGTGCGGCTGCTTGCGCATCCACTCCATGTCGTTTTCCCCGTTCCAGTTGTCGTAAACAGACCACTTTTCGCCTGGAACCAGAGCGACGCCGTTGCAAGCCCTAGATGGGAAGAACGGATCGCGGGGCAACGCAATCACGTCCTCCTCAAGGCAATAGCGAGCCAACCCGTCGACATTGCCCAAGACGATTGTATCCAGCCCGACCAGGA